CGGTCGGCATTTCGCCGTTGAATGCCACCCTGATCCAGGCACCGAACTGGGTTTGCTTCTGGAACACCGCCTGGATTTCCATGCCGGCACCCATCAGGCCGCCGATCCGGCCGCACCGCTCGGCCGTGAGATACCCGATCTGTACCCCGCGAGCAGAGAACACCGCCACCGCTCGGCTATCATGCCGGTTGCGCGGCTCCGGTCGGAGTTCCACAGCCTCGCCGGGCTTGCACAACAAGATCTCGAACCGGCGATCTGACCCATCGCGATTGGCATGGTCCGCGCCCACCACCGCGAGCGACATAGCCGGAAGCTTGGTCTCGGCCGCCCAGGTCATAGCTTCCGAACGACGGCCACCACGCGGCCGACAACGTGAAGCTCGCCATCGGTGGCCCGCGCATCGCGCACCAGCTGGTTGTCCGAGCTGATCAACATCGATCCGTCGGGCAACTGCCGCAGGCGCTTGATCATCGCCATGCCACCATAGACGATCGCCCAGACCTTGTCGGCGAACTCGGGCACCCGGTCCGACTTGTCGACCACGACGATGTCATGATCGGAGATGGTCGGCGCCATCGAATCGCCGATGCCCTTGGTGGTGAAAAGCTGGTTGGGCGCGGAGTGCGTGAACTGGCGCAGCCATCGGCGGGAAAAGCCTACCTTCTCAACATCGATGTGGTCGGTATCTGTGAACGTACCACCCATCCCATAGGCGAAGTCGATCATGTCGATTTCAACATGATCGGGATCAGAAGGCACTTCCTCCGGAATGGCTTGGACTGCCGGGACAGAACGAGTTTCGCCGCTACTCGTTGGATCGTCACTTTCTCCGGTTAAATATTCCGGTGTCGTGCCGAGCACCTTAGCCAACTGAATGATATGCCTAGGATTTCGAGTAATCCCGGCCTCTAGCCGGTTAGCCGAGGACTGACCGATGCCAACCCGGCGCGCCAATTCAGATTGGCTCATGCCGGCCGCAATGCGCCGTTCCGTAACTCGCTCTGGTCTCAGGATTGCCACGGTCACGAAGCTACCCAAAAATGAATAGTTGCGCCCCATGCTTTTCCGGGTTGCCCATCTACCCATATATGGGTATCTATCCACTCATGGATACCACCATGACACGCTATGAAGCACTGCTCGCCTGCCGCGATCAGGCTGGATCTGTCAGCCAACTCGGGCGCGATCTCGGCATCCCACAATCGACGATGTGGCGGATCATCCATCAATCGAAGCAACTGCCCGCCGAATATGTGCTGCTGGCCGAAGACCTCTATGGTGTTTCTCGTCATGCTCTGCGCCCCGATATTTACCCGGTGGCCCTTCAACCCTCCTCACCTCGTTGGATCGGCATCGATCAGTGCACCGATATCTTGCCGAACCGCCTAGGCGGCCGAAGCAATCGCGTCTCTTTCAATAACTTCGGCGAAACGAAGGGCGCTCGCGCATGAGTTTCCGCCGCATCCGTCGCACTCCCGCAGACCAGCCCAAGCCTGTCCAGGTCGCACCGGATGGCATCGTCCTGCAATGGAAGGACAGCCCGCCGTCGCCATGTCTCACGATCTATGTCGGCGAACTCCTTGGCCGCGAGCTGGGAATCGGCGGCAACATCGATCGTGCGATTATGTTCATCGGCGTCGGGCCCGATGCTGGGAAATGTGCCCTCCAATTCGTATCGGGCAGGGATTGGGACTACCGGGTGCAGCGCCACCCGCTGGGCTACAAAGTTCATCTTCCCAGCAACGTCTCCGTCGGGAACTTCGACTTCTGCAAGCGAACCGCCATCCCGGCCGATGCCATTGAGATCCGCGGTGACCGCCTGATTTTTGCCTATGAAGGGATCAAGCGGTGACCAAACGGCGCGAACCCCTCACCTATGAGGCCACGCTAACCGAGGTTGCCGCCGTGATCGGTTGGGACACCTGCGGCGCGATCTGCGGTGTTTCCGGCCGGGCCGTGCGCCTGTGGTCAGACCACGATTGCGAAACCGAGATCCGCATGATCGATGCCGAGCGCCTCGATCGCGCCTTTATCGAACGCGGCGGCGGTTATGCGCCGTTCCACCGCCTCATGGCCTTGCGCCTTGATATCGCCGCGCAGGATGGTCTGGGGCAATCCTTGTCAGAAATCGCCATGGGCGCCGCGAAGGAAGCCGGGGAGGCGGTCGCCGCCCTGATCAAGGCGGGTAGCCAGCCTGACAGCCCTGCGGCGCGCCGCGAGGCCAAGAAAGAAGTGCAGGAAGCAATCGAGACCCTGACCGAGGGCCTTGCCACCATCGAACGCGCCGAAAACACGGGAGGGACCCACCAATGAGCGGCGAAGGCCATCTGCAATCGCGGCCCCTGATCCATGCGCCGCTGGAATTCCGCATGCGATCGGGCGGCACCCAGGCGAACCGCGCCTTCGTGCTCTGCCCCAAGTGCGAGGCGCCCGGCTTCGTTCGCCGCAGCGAGCGGATCACCGCCACGGTGAAACACCTGCACTGCCACTGCACCAACACCGGCTGCGGCCACACCTGGCTCAACGAGCTGACCTTCGTGCACAGCTTCAACCCTGGCCTGATCGATCGCCCGGACCTCGATTTGAAGGTCTGCCCGCGCGACCAGGTGCCCCATGTCATGCCGCCGGAAAAGGGCGAAGATGACAGCCAGATGAGCATGTTCACCGGCTGATCCGGCCGGGCGCTCGCCCGCCAGCCACCCACACGACCGAGAATTTTTCAACGGCGATTCCGCCGGAGGGGGACCTATGCCCAGCGCACACCGCGCCACCAGCCAACCCGCCCTGCCCACACCGGGCAGGATTTCCTTTGACCACGCCCTGCGCCTCACCGCCCCAGCCCTCAATGCGGCCGAGCGGGCTTTTCTCGCATCGGTCGCCGGCTTTGCCGAACTGCAGTTTTGGGCGCCTGCCGCCTATGTCGACATCGAGGGCGCACCCTTCGGCGAGGGCGAGGGGCTGGTGACATACACCGATGCCGCCTGGAAGCGCGCGCTGCAAAAGCTGACCCATGAGCCAATGCGCCAAAGCAGCGCCAGATTTGCCCTCACTCCCGCTGGCCGTGACCTCGTGCTGCGCACCTGCCAGCTGATCGAGGGCCGCGCCGCGTGAACCTCGAAGCCGAAATCTTGAAGGGCCTGCAGGCCCAATACCAGTTCCGCAAGACCAAGGGCGCCTGGTTGCAGGAGGGCACCTGCCCCGCCTGCGGCAAGCGCGAAGCCTTTGCCGCTGCCAAGGATCCGAAGATCGTGCGCTGCGGCCGGCAGGACCGCTGCGGGTGGGAAATCACCGTGCGCGATGCCCTGCCCGATCTGTTCGAGGATTGGTCCAAGCGCTTCCCCGAAACAGAGGAAAACCCCACCGCCACCGCCGATGCCTATCTGCAGCACGAGCGGTGCCTCGATCTGCGCCTCCTGCGCGGCAGCTATACCCAGGAACTCTACCGCGACCACAAGACGGGCCATACCTCGGCCACCGTCCGTTTCGCCGTGGGCGACACCTATTGGGAGCGCCTGATCGACCGGCCGGGCCGGTTCGAGAAGAAGGCCCATTTCCGCAAGGGCGGCACCTACAAGGGCCATTGCTGGATCCCGCCGCGCCTCTCGATGGAAGAGATCGCCAAGGCGGAAGAGATCCTGATCACCGAAGGCATCTTCGACGCCACCGCCCTGTGCCAGGTGCACAAGGTGGCGGTTTCGGCCATGTCCACCAACAACTGGCCCGAACACTTCCTGGCCGATCTGCGCGTGGAGCTGGAGCGCATCAAGCGCACCACGCGCCCCCGCCTCGTCTTCGCCTTCGACGTTGGCCGCGCCGGCGTCGAATACACCATCAAATATGTGAAGCGCGCCACGGCCGAAGGCTGGGACGCCAGCGCCATGCAGGTGCGCCCCGATGGCGAGGGCACCAAGAAGGACTGGAACGACCTTCTCAAGGAACACTTGGACTGGGCCGGCGACAAGGAAAAGGCCCCACTCTCCGACTGGGCGTTCGACCAGTATCGCTACAACGGCGCGATCACGATCGCCGAGACCGCCCGCGACAAGGCCCGCCTGATCGCGGACCACAAGCTGGCGATCAAATCTTTCGAATTTCGTCACCAGAACCGCATGTGGTCCTGCAAGGTCAGCATCGACGACGAGACCGAAAAGCGCAGCATCGTTGTCGAGGAAATCGCCAACTGCGCGTTCCGCCTGCTCTACCGCGAATATGACGAGGTTCCCAGCGAGGCGACCTTCTTCATTCAGATGGATTTTCCCTACGGCCGCAAGCCGGAGAAGGGACGTTTTTCCGCTGCGGCGGTGGCCAACTCGGGCGAATTCAAAAAGCGCCTCATGACCTGGGCGGGATCTTGGAGCGGCACGAGCGAGCAGTTCGACCGCCTGATCCGCAACCAGACCAGAAATCTCAAGGTGGTAGAGCCGATCAAGTTCACCGGTTACTCGCGCCCTCATCGGGCCTGGGTCTTGGGCGACATTGCGGTGCGCGACGGCCGAGTGATCCCGATCAACGAGGAACGCTATTTCGATCTCGGCCGCGATGCGGTGAAGCTCAAGAGCCCCGATCGCCTGCTCGACATCACTTATGACCCGGACCACATCGATTTTGACTGGCTCCCGGACTTGTGGACGGCGTTCGGGCCAAAGGGCCTGATCGCCCTCGGCTTTTTCGTGATGTCGCTATTCGCGGTGCAGATCCGCGAGCGGCACAAGTCGATCGGCTTCCTCGAAATCACCGGCGAGCCCGGCGCCGGGAAATCCACGATGGTGGAATTCCTCTGGCGAACGCTGGGCAGGCCCGAACATGAAGGGAATGACCCTAACAAGGGCACCGTCGCGTTTCTGGCGCGCACCTTCATGAAGGTGTCCAATCTTCCCGTCGGCCTGATCGAAGGGAAGCGGGGCGACGAAGAGAAGCGCACCGGACAGCGGCAATACGACTACAACGAACTGCTCGTGCTCTACAACGGCCGCAATCCGCGCGGCACAGGGCAAAAGTCCGACGGCTACGAAACGCACGAGCCGCCGTTTCTCGGCACCATCTACCTCATGCAGAACGAGCGGATCGACGCGATCCCGGCCGTTCTCGAACGCCTGATGTCGATGAAAATCGACAAGAGCCGGTGGAACGATGCCACCAAACTGGCCGCCGTGCGCCTCGAACGGTGGCCGATCGAGCGCACGTCCGGCACCATCGTGCATGTCGCCCGCAACGAAGCGAAGTTCCTGCCATATTTCTTCGACCGCTTCGATCATCATGACGACGACATGCCACGCCGTGTCCCTGGCCTGCACAATACCCGGCCGATCAAGTGTCATAGCCAGCTTGCCGCAGCCGTCGAAGGGCTGCTCAAGATCTTCCCCAATTGCCGGCGGGAATGGATCGATGAGGCGCTCGCCTTCATCGACCAGATGGCGTTGGACCGCCAGCAAAGCTGCGGTGGCGATCATCCGGTTGTCGCCGAATTCTGGGAGAAGGTAGACTTCCTCCTTAGCCGTGAAGATGTCACCGCCCACGCCGAAGGCAAAAGCATCAATCAGCATCGCGACCGCGACCGCCTGATTGCCATAAATCTCCCGCAGTTCGAAGCCCGCTGCCATCACGCCGGCCTGCGCCTGCCCAACATGGATGTCCTGAAAAAGGTCCTGCGCGGCAGTCAATCCCGCCGCTGGCTCGCCACGAAGAACGTCAACAACCCAGACAACCGTGTCCTGGTCGCTTGGATCTTCGAGCAACCCGCCAACAAGGCGGAGCGCATCATATGACCTGGGCCGAACAGGAATTCCGCGTTTGGCACGGCATCCAAAGCCCGGAGCCGCCCGCCGCCGCATTCGACTATGCGGAAATCCGGCAGATGGCCCAGCGCATGCTGGAAACCCGCCGCACCCGCTTCCCCCAGCTGGTCGCCAAGGGCCGCATGAGCGCAGCCGAGGCCGAAGCACAGATCGCGACATTCGAAACGATCGTCGCTGAATGGCAGTGGATGGCGACGGGCGAAGGTGCCCCGGCATCGGCCGAGCAGCTGCCTGCCATGCGCGAGGCGCTCGACCAGAGCATCGCCACGATCGCCGAGATCGCCCGCGAACAGCGCGGCTTCACCGCCGAGCTGGCCGCCCAGGCCGAATGGGTGATTGCCATGGCCTGGCATCTCGAGCCCGGCCGCCGCACCCGCGCCTGTCGCGCCCGCACCTTTGCCATGTGGCGCGAATTGGCCGCCGAACAGGAGGCCCGCCGTGCCGCGTGACCTTCACCCCATGGCCTGCCCCTGCCGCGCCTGTCGCCCGGCCGCCTCGCCCAGGCCCGCCCGCTTTCCCATCCCCGCCGGCCCGCGCCGGTGGCTCACCGCTGCCAGGGCGAACCTCCTGGCAATCCTCACCCGCTGACCGGAGATTGCCCATGTCGACTGCCCAACGCCTCATCCCCGCCCCCTTCGAATGCCGCTGTGGCACCCTGCACAGCGCGCCCGATGGCCAGCTTCCCGTTGGCTGGACCACGCGCGCCGGCCAGGTCTGGTGCGAAGACTGCACCCGCGCCGGTATTCCCGTCCGCGAGGCCACCCAGCCCCGCCCGCGCCGCAAGCCCCTCTCGCCCAGGTATGCGGCCCAGTGATCGCCCTCGGCCCCCGCGACATAGGCCGCGCCGTCGCCCTCACCCTGGCGCTGAGCGCCGCCCTACACATCGCCGATCGCGTCATCGCCGGCTTCGCCCGCTGCCCGCTCGAGCACTGCCTCCCCTGGTGAAACCAGCCTCTACCCGCAACGAAAGGAAGCCCCGCAATGTCCAATGTCCGCCATGCCCCCACCACGCTGGACGAACTGAAGCTCCAAGCAAAGCAGCTGAAGCGCGAAAGCGGCTGCACATCCCGTCAGTCCCTCGACATTACCGCGAGGAACTTGGGCTACACTGATTTCGGGGATGCGTGGTGGCGAATCCTCGAATCCGAATATCAGCAGCGTGTCATGCAAGAGGCTCGCCAACGCCTCGGCCTCGGACAAGGCGGTCCGGCATGAGGACGTCCCGTTCGACACCGGTCAGGGCGCCGGTTCCGGTGCGGCCACCGAGCCGCCGCGTGCCGGTGTCGCGGGCCTGTCTCTTCCCTACCAGATCGCTACCGCCGTCGC